ATAACAATTTGCGTAGTTGATTGCAAAAATTATCACAATGCTGCAAAATCAATAATTCATTCTTTTTCGCATTGCGGAATTAATTTTAATAGTGCAATATATTTTTCAGATATAAAGCATTATAAGCTAAAAGAATACGACATTGATTATGTAAAAATAAGTAAAATATCGTCTGCTAGGGAATACGATAATTTTATGATTAAAGAATTTCCAAAATATATAAAAACAAAATTTGCCTTGATTGTTCAACATGACAGTTTAATTTATAATCCAGAAAAATGGACAGATGATTTTTTAAAGTATGATTATATTGGTGCTCCTTGGCCCCACTCTCCAAATGGCACAAATCATGTTGGAAATGGTGGATTTTCTTTAAGATCAAAAACATTTATGGATAAAGCATCAGAAATTATTGGCGATTCATATTGTGATCATGCTGAAGATGTTTTTTTATGCTGCACAATTTATAAACAAATGCTAAATCTTGGTTTCAAATATGCAGATATTGATACTGCTTGTAAATTTTCTGTTGAACAACATTGGTCAAGAACAAATAATGAGTCTTTTGGATTCCATTTGGCTGCATGTAATGCTGTTACAACACATTTTGATTTTAGAAATACGATTTATAAAAATCTTGAAGAATATTGGAAAAATTAATTTATCTCATGTTTTTTTTCATCGAAAATGCCACTGATTGTTTCTTCATCTATTAACTTTTTTAATTTGTTTCTTTTGTCATTGTATTCAAATATGATTTTTGAAGACTTTAAAATTTCTTCATCATTAACTTTTGATCTTACTATATTTTCATATCTCCATATTACCTTATTTATATAAAATAGTTCTTCTTCAAATTCAATAATCTTAATTTTTAAATTTTCTGGCATTTGATTATAAACGGTTAAAAGACTTTCTAATTGATTAATATTATTTTCATTGTTTATTACTGAGCATTTTATTTTTAAAATTGTTATTTTGTCAATCAATTCTCCACTGCTAATGAAAGCATTATGTATCATATACATTCTCCAGTTTTTAATTATTTTCGTAAATCCAACAATCTTTATCAATTAAAATTTTCTTGTCTACAAAAAACTCATCAACCGCTTTTGTTACAGTTTTCCAAGAACCATAATCATGACCAGATATGATGCCACCAATTTTAACTTTTGGCAACCATGCATTTATATCTGCTTTTACACTTTCGTAATCATGACTTCCATCTATAAATATAAAATCTATCGTTCTATCTTCATAATTTTTTGATGCGAATATAGAATTCATTTTAATTGGATTAATTACGCTTGATAAAGAAGATGTATTTTTAATAAATAATTCATATAAAGAATTTGATTTTACATATAAATCATTTATGTGTTCAGAACTCCCTTCCCATGTATCTATACAATCTAATGTTATATTTTTTCCAGATTTTATAATCTCTACAGCAAGATAAGCTGAACTTTTTCCTTTCCAAGAACCAATTTCAATAAATTTGCTGCCAGAAGGAAATTTTTCAACCATTGACTTATAAAAGTCTCTATAATTAAACCAATCTTCTCCAAACTGTGGTAGTTGATATATGTGATTCATATTGAGACTTCACCAGGAACTCTCATTTTTAATATTTCATCTGGAACTTTTAAAAGATCGGCTTTTACATAAAGAATATTGTGTGTTTTATGCCATTCGGTTGGATAAAAGTTTTTAATTCTATTTGCTTGAAATCTTACTGGTGTTCCAATATATTTAGCCTGATCTCTTTTTGTGTAATACCAAAAGCTGTTGCTATTCCAAAATGCTATATGTGTTGGATCTTGAAAAGCACCCCTACCATCTGTGGATGGAGTTTGAGTTAAAAACCAACCCATTGGACATAGGCATCTATACGCCTCTTTCATTACATGAATTGGATCTTTCAAATGCTCAAGTGCATCATGTGCCCTTATCAATCCTACTTCGCCATCTTTAAAAGGCCAAGGATCGTTTAAATCGTGTATAATTTCTGCGTTCTGCATGTCTACCGACTTGTAACCCTTTGGAGGATTAAAACCACCACAAAGGTCTATCTTAAGCAAACCATTAAGATCACACCATTTCTCAGCTAATGCATAAATATATCTATCGTGAATGTTTAATGTCTCTTCTTGAATAAACGCATTCTTTTCACCATAACATGTATTGTTCTTGTGTTTATAGTAAATATACAAACACTTATCTATGTGTTTGACATGTCCTTGTATATATGTTTTACAAAGAATGTCGTGATCATCTAAAACCTCCATTGTTTCATCATGACCACCAATTTTTTCATAAAATGTTTTTTTCCAAGCACGAACATGATTTGGGGCAAACCAAATTTTAGAGAACGATGCTGGAGTTGAATCAAATGATATTAGTTCTAGAAGATCTTTACCATGATATTTAAATGGTCTATTTCTCCAACCATAATAATCAGAGTAAACAAATGGTTTTCCATCAGGGTCTATCTCTGCACAATTTGAATATGCAAAATCAATTGTTTGATCTGAATTAAATGTGTTGTATAATTCCTGCAAACAATCTTCTGTTAATTCATCATCATGATCAACCTCAACCACTACGCTTCCATTTGATCCCATAGACCCTTCTTTTTTAAAGAGTCCGATTAATTTTGAATCAGGTTTTTTTGATTCTACAATCCTTGGTTTAAAAGCCAAAGATTCAATATCAACATTAGCATTCCCATTAGGAACAATTACCCATTCAAAATCTTTAAATGTTTGCCTTGCTATAGAGCGAGAAAGTCTAGCAAGGAACTGGGTATTGTGTGTAGGTGTAACTATAGAAAAGTATGGCATTTATTTTTTCACATTAAAAAAGAATAGTTGAACTAATCTAGGAAATTCACCATACATCGTAGCAGAGTGAATCATTTTACCATCCCAAAGAACTAGTCTGTTATATACAGATCCAACCCTATCTACCAACTCCCAACTATCTTCATTTAATAGACTATGCTCTGTATATATATCTGATTCTTTTATATTTTCTCTGTTTTCTAATGGGTGACTTGGTGGTCTTCTGCAACCATATTTTTTATCTTTCCAAAATGATGTTCCAGCATTTGTTGGACCATCTTTGGTTAAATATACTGCTGCTGCATAATCTTGTGAGTCACTATGCCATACCAATGGGTCATTTCCAGATGTTATTTGAAAAACACCATTCATTGGTTGATTTAACCAATCTACTATCTCTACTTGCAAAAGCTTTTCAAATTCTTCTTTAACATAAGGAAACAAACACCCTGTTGTTCTTTTTCCTTTATAGAACTTGTTTTCTTCTTTAAAATCAAAATCTTTTGTTTTTTCAACTACCCAATCTGGATCTTTGTAAAAGTTGTCAACAACAAGTAAACTGGGTATCCTTTGATTAAACATAATTTCATTATCCATTTTTCCAAGTTCCTTCATCTTCAATGTTTTCGTGGCTTTTTAAATCAATTACAACAGATTCAAATATAGCAGAGTAAGGTATAAAAACAAGTAATTTACTATAGTGTCTTGAATCTACACCTTCGTCAACTTTAAACCACACTTCAATTCTAGATTTATTTGACAACAACTTTTTTGTTTTATTTCTATTGTTCTCACATTCTTCCTCATATTTTTTTACTTGATCGAGAGTTATTTCTAATTTTTGCATTTCTTTTTGAACTATTTTTTTAATAGCTTCTGTTTCTGCAACTATAATTTTACGCTTATCTGCTGACAAACATATGTATAATGTTGCCTCAGTGCGAACATCTCTTCCATTTGCTTCTTCATAAAATGAACCACCGTTAGAATAAAATCTTTTTGCTTCATAAATAATGTCAGATTTGTTTTCACGACACTTCATTTGTGCTGTTTTATTTGTTTTTTTACACTTATAATCAATCATTAATTTTTTATCTTCTTCAATAGAAGCTTTTTCAAATTCGTACTTAAACCTAAAGTTTAAATATTTAGCAACCTTATCTGCTAAACTATTCCCATTTTCAATTCTGCTAACTATTTTATCCGTTTTCACTTAAAGCATCTCCTTTTTGTAATTTTCTAATTCTTTCATAAAAAAGCTCCCTATTTCATTCATGTCTATGTTTTCTTTATTTTTTTTATCTATGCAATATTCTTGTGCTGTTTTTTCACCAATATTTAAAAGTCTTTTTGAATTGTTTATAACTGGACCAACTCTTAAAATTGTAGAATTTCCACCATCTTCATCAAGAGTATACATTTTTCCTATAGATACATTTTCATATGGGTCCATACTAACAATTTCACCATTATTTTCAAGTACATTTACAATTATTTCATACTCATCTATTTTCTTGTTGTCTTTTTTATCTATCAACCTTTTCAAATCTTCAATCTGAATCAATACTAATGTTCCAGATTTAAAACTCATTCTTGATAAAACATCAATCCTCATTTATTTCTCCTAATTTGTTTTCATCTTGATTTAATTCTTTTAAAGCTTCCTCTGGCGTTTTTTTACCAACATTAAAAAATGCTGCTTCTGTCAAACAACCATAGAAATCAATAGCCAAAAAACTTGGTTCATCTTTGCAAAACGGTTTCATTGTTTGCCTTTTATTGGTCATAACAATTATAAATTTTGTATTATCACTAATGCATCTTTTTAAATCATTTATGTATTCCACTAAACCAATTGTTTTATCATCAGAAATAAAAGAATCAATATCTTTAAAAACCAAAATGTTCTTATATTCTGCCTTTTTACTTATCTTTATTTCATAAAACATATTTAGGTAAAAGTCATTCTCTTTATATAAATGGCATGAATCAACAATGTCGCATTTGTATGGAGATATATCGAATTTTTCTAATTTATTTTCATTGCAAAAATTAACAATTTGATTTGTTAAAAATTTTTTGTATGCTTCGTTTTTGTAATAAATCAATAATATCTTTTCATCTTTTTTTCTAAAAGTTATACTACTTTTTATTCTTTTGTTTAGTCTTTCTAAAAAATAATCAATATTCATTTTTACCTCGAAACAAGAAAAAACCTTTCATCAATTTTTTCTACTGAATATTTCAATATTGTTTTTCCATCTTCTTCAATTAATAATATTGCCATTGGCATATACATATACTCTAACATATATATGTCTTGAATAACTTTTGAAGCTATATCTTCAGAATTTTTTATTTCTCCAACAGATTTCTTACGCACTTCCATATTACTGTTAAGATATTGAATATATGCGTAATACATATTAGTACCAAGAATATAAGCAAAATTGATTTTCCCCATAAACTTCTAACATTGCTTGAAATTTTTCAAGATCATCAATTTCAAAATCTATTAAAGTTGAATTATTTTTTTTAATTCTTTCAATGTGCAATTTTAATAAGTTTGAAGATTTTAACACATCTTCATTTGAAAGCACATTATACAAAGAAAACCCTGTGAATGGTTTAAAAACTTTTTCATAGCGTTTGCCTAAAAATGTTGCACTGTTGTTATCTATTTTATAACCATCAATGTTTAAATTGCTTAAATCTATTTCTTTTTTATTGCCACCTTGCCAACTATTTATTAATTCTTTGTTCATTTTACTTCTCATTTCAATATAAAAAGGGGGCAAAAGCCCCCCTTTTACATTTATTTTTAACGACATGCCTTTTTAAAAATCTTAAATTTTGATTTCTTGGCACAAGCTGTATTCTGATTGCAAGATTTGGTTGCAACTTCCTGTTTTTTAACAACTTCAACCTTAGAAGATTTAGTTGCTTCTGCAAAAACAGAACCAGAACACGATCCATTTGAGCAAGAAGATCCACCACGAATCTTAATGATGTCAATGGACTCAACACTCGTAGCACAAGCGATACCCAAAACAAAGCTAAACATAACACATCTCCTATAGTTAGAACAGAAACCTCTGGCAACATGCCATTGGTATACTATTCGTTCTTCCTGTTAAAAATTTAGGTTATCAAAAAAAATTTTATAATCAAGATGTTTTGTTGTTGTTTGTTATTATATCTTGAAAAACTCTGTCTATTGTCAAAACAGCTTCTTCCATATCTGTCATCATAGATATATGGTTTTGAAGATTAGAATTATCTATCGGTTTTTTTATTAAATTTATCAATTGTTCTTTATTTTTAAATGTCCCTAATTCAAAATCTTTAATTATTTCTATTGGAACAAAACCCTCTGTCTTGTCATACCTTTTAAATGTTCCTTGATCTATAGGAACTAATACTCTTGTTCCTCTTGCAACCATATCAACTACCGAATGTTCATAACTTCCTGGATGGGTCATTATAAATGATTCAATTTGAGATGTTTTTTCCATATACTCTTTATAATTACATTTAAATATTGGTTCTATAATTTTTGAATTTGGAACATCGTTTTTTTTTGTTAACTGATAAATTTTATAACCTTGGTCTACAAGCTCGGTTAACCAATTTGTTATCTCTACAGATATATCTTTTCCAAAACCTATTTGTTGATTGTGATCATCTAAAAGAATTGTTTTTGGTATTTTTTCTTTATATGTAAAAAATCTTTTTGAACATGGATATGCAATATGACATTCAGAAGGATTTTCTTTAAGATGACCAAAAGAATAATCCCAAGAAGGCATTCTATTTTCTAAAAATATAGCTGTTTTATAATTAACTTTTTCTTTTGCTAAATGCCCATTAGTAACAACATTATTCATGTATAAAGAAGTTAATAAAAAGTCTTTTTTTGGAATATTATTAAATGTTGTTTCTGGATTAAATTCAGTTTTCCAATCAAAATCAATAACCCTTAAATCAATATGATTTAATTTTAAAAAATTTTCCAATAAAGCTGTAGAAATTCTATCTAAACTAGTTAAAGACTCTTCAACAGAACTTGCAAATTTACCATACAAACATAAAGAATAATTAATCAAAATATCTCCAAAGGTTTTCCTTCTGATATTGGTATTGGTCGCCCTAAATTATCTCTAATTTGAAACATTGGGTCTAAACCTAAAGCTTTGTACACTGTAGCATAAACATCTGAAATACTGCAAGGCTTGTCTTTAATGTCCATGCCATCAGAGGTTGTAGATCCATAAACCTGTCCACCTTTGATAGTACCACCCCCAAGAACTACAGACCAACACCTAGCCCAATGATCACGACCACCATTCTGATTAATCTTAGGTGTACGACCAAACTCGCCCATCCACATAACTACAGTATCTTTCCACATACCCATATCTACCAAGTCCTTGACCAAATATCCCATGCCCATATCAAGACGATTCCCATTCCCATTCCTAATAGTAGTAAAGATATTGCTATGATTATCCCATCCACCAAGATCGATTTGTACACAGCTAACTCCTTTAGAAATTAACTTTCTAGCTAGAAGACAACCCATTCCAAAGTTATTTCCTCTACCACCATAAGACTCAATCGTTTTAGGATTTTCGTCTTTTAGTTCAAAGATTGTTTTTAACGGAGATAATGTAAGATCAAAGGCTTTGCCATAGATATTAGAATGAGATTGAGCATGATTGCCCATAGCTTCTCTAGCCACACTATTTTTAATGTGAGGTGCAATTCTTTCCGAAAAATCGTCTTCCAATGTATAAAACAGTCTTTGTCTTCGTCTAAGTCTTTCTTCATCATCTATTTCCTTTGGTGCTTTAATGTTCTCTGGTGGTGTTCCAGCATTTTGAACCGTAAACGGTGCAAGATTTGTTCCTAAAAATCCTGGCCCAATTCTTTGTGCTGAATTACCAATGCCGATAAATCCAGGCAAGGGTAGTTCTTTTGATGTTAAAAGCGAAGATGTTACTGATCCAATGGATGGATACTGCACAACAACGCTTGGTTGATGCCCAGTATTCATTAAAACGGTTCCTCTCTCATGACTTCCTTCATTAGTCACAAGAGATCGAACAGCAACTAAGTTGTGAAACTGAGAAGCGATTGTTGGAAGAACTTCACTAACACTAACTCCATTTGCTGAAGTTAGTATTCGTTTAAATTCACCACCATTTGCTTGACCTTGTTTTAAATCCCAAAGATCCATATGACTAGGACCACCACCCATCCATAAGACAATAAGCTTTTTTCCAGATTTTTTAAGTTTTTCTTCTTGTGCTTTAACTTTGCTCACAAAAGAAAGTGCGGAAATGCCAGCCGTATGTTTTATAAAATGTCTTCTGTTCATCTTTTCTCCGATCTTGGAATTGTTGGTGTGAAAAACATATCTTTTGGTTTTAAATCAACTGCATTATCTCGCATGATTTTAATGTTTTTGGGTGCTCTAATACGCAGTCTAACTTGATTTGAATATGCATTTATTTCTTTAATGGTAACCTCTATATCACCAGAATCGGTATAAATAGTAAAAGCCTCATTCAATTTTCTAGCAAAAACCAAGCTTCCAATTTCATCCATAATAATTCCTCCTAATTTTATTACAATATGTTTTTAGTTAACACAACTATCAACACTTATAATTTTAGTTAATATCCTTTTTTATTAGACTCAACTCCAACCCTTGCTATATCTGATACTTTTAAGAGTATAGATATTAGTTCGCCATTCTTGCTTTTTAGTTCCTCATTATCAGAACTTAAAGAAGCATTAATATTTTCTAACTCAATGTAATCTAACTCTAAATCATTCAATTTAGCTTTTAACAGGTTAAGCTCAGAAACAAATTCTGCTATTGATTTGTCTTGTTGCTTTAACTTACAACCGCCACAATTTTTCTTCTTTTCCTTGCCAAAAAGCCAATCGTAAATTATCATATCTTTTCTCCTTGGGTTATGTATTCCTTACACATATTGTTATTCGTTTAAAACCATTTATTATTTAGCAGATTGTTCTTCCAATAATGATTTAATTAATCTTATAATTAATATATAAATTATACAATAACAAACATATTGAACTAAGCACATGTATACATCATTGAAACTAAAATGGTATTTGAATATTGATATACAATGAATTACAGTGTTCTCATTTGACAAATACCAATCGTATTCAATCGCCATTGGTTTTCCGTTTTATCTTTAAAAATCCATCTTGAATTATAACTTCAACTTCAACTTCATTTTTATCTGTATTTATACCAATAGATCTAAGCATTTCGTTTGTAAACACAATCGTATATGAATCATCAGTATCCATATGTTTATAAACAATCCCATAGTTTTTTATTGGTATCCCAATCTGGAACTTGCCTTGTATCTATACCAGCATATAACCAATGATTTTGCATTTCTTCTTGATGAGTTTTTATTGCTTCTTCAAGCTTTTTAATTCTGTCGTACTGTAATGTAAAATGAAATTGCAATTCAAAATTAAAATCTTCCAAAGTTTTGATTTGTTTTTGCTCAATAGTATTCATTGTTATGTTACCGTGAAATCATTAAATGTCTTAAAACTATATGTTATTGTTGCATTACCACCATCTGTTCCACCGCCCTGATAATTTGCAGATTGTAATTTGTTCTTTTTACCAAGATCTATTGTTGTTCCATTCAAAAAAATTATTTTTATTTCTTCATCTGTAAGATTGTTAGCATCTTCAACAACGCCTATTTGATCACCGCTTTTTGCTATAATTTCAAATTGTGCAGTTACTTCTACCGGAAATTTTGCATATCTAAAATATGGAACTTTACTTCCAAGTTCAAGAATTTTTTCTCTAGTTATAGCTGCACCGACAGATATTGATTGAAATGATGATATTGCTGGTATACAACTTGGTATTTTTGAAGTGGTCATATTAACATGTTGTCTTCTTTGTACTGTTGAATTTGGCTCGTCATCTGGAACATTTGTTTGTGGAAGATTTTCTATGTACCACTCTGAATCTGATGGATTTAAAGAATTTGACCAAATTTTTTCATTTCCAACAAGAGTTATAGATTCTGTTGCGTTTCCTTCAACTGCTACTTTATATGTTATTTGGCTTACAACGCACTTTTTCATTAAACAACCAGCTTTTTTTGTGCCAGTTGCAGCTACTGATGTGTCATCAAAAATAGATAATGCCACAGAGCATTGTGCTACTGATTTTGCTGATAGACTAGTTCCAGCAGCACTTGATGTTGCCAAAGTGTAAAGAAGTGGTCTTCCATCTAATACTTTTTCTAAAGTTACTTCAACATCAGGAACATTTTCAATATTTTCATAAATTGAAATCATACCAATTTCAAAAATTTGTTCTAAATTAAAAGTTGTGTTTATTCCAACGCTCTGAACACCATGAGCAACAGTGAGGTTTCCACCATCTTTATCGCCAATTCCAACTGCTTGGCAAGCATAAAAAATTCTTCTATTGATCGTCATTTATGCTCCATTATAGTTTTACAAAATTTTATTTTCTTCTATTAAAATAATTTCTTCGCATCTACATTTTGGACATTGTGTTGGATCTTCTAAGCCTTCCCAGTAAAATTTAAATGCACAGTAAGAACAAATGTACCATTTTTTAAAGTCTTCCATTATAAATACCCCATTGTCAACACAATAAAACTTAGCTATTTTTCAATAAATGCTTTTGCACAGTCTTCGCACATTTCTTCCCATCCCTCACCAAGTATTCTATTTGCACGATCTACATTCGTCATCCCTATGTTTTTATCGCACACAGGGCATAACATCAATGATGTTTTAATAGCACAATTTAAACAGGTGTCATTTGTGACTCCATCAACATCTCTAAGCATCCACTCTGAAATTTGTATTCCGCATTCAGAACAATGATAATCTAATTCTTCTTCCATTTTAAAACTCCTTTAGCCAAATGTAAGCACGAAAATCACCATACGCCCATATTAACTCAAATCCTTCAAGTTCTTTTTCGCTCAGAGGGTATTGAACTCCACTTAAAGAAAGTTCTTTATTGACTACCATTTTTACAGATTCGCCATTTTCAATCTTGTTACGCCATGTAACTCTATTTAAAGCTGTGCCTAAATATCCACCCTTAGATTTCATTTTCTCTAATATTACAAAAGCACCCCCAACCATACAATTATTTTTTAAAGAATCAATAAACATTTCTCTTTTTGATGGATGAACAAAACATAGGGATAAAATACATGTTGCAAATGAAAACTCTTCCATATAAATACTTAGAAAGTCATCAACAACTACTTCACTTTCGCCCTTATACCTTTCTGCCATCTCTTTACATTTTTCCACAGGTATAAAATCTATGCTCCTTGACTTAATCATACTTGATAAAGCCACCTCTACATTACCTGTGCTTGCCCCAAAATCATACACATTTGTTTCTTCTGCCATAAATACCGATGCAATCTCAGGCAAGAAATGATTAACGAAATTGCTGTGCCAATATAGTTGTCCAGACAAGTGTTCGTCAAACTTTTCTGCTATTTTTGAGAACTCAAACATTTGTGATACTCCTTTAAACATCTTGCTATGTACTGAACTGAAGGTACATGCATACCATTGTATTTATATTTATCAGTATTTGAAGCATCTGGAATATGCCAATGGTCATGAAAACCCATGAGTCTAAGTCTCTCTGTGGGCGTTACTCTGCGTATATTCCCATCAGATACCACTAAATCTGTAAAAGATTTATAATCTCTTTTTGTTAAAGTTGATGAGACTCCGCATTCATCAAATTGATCACTTCTTTGGCGAGTAAAGTAGGCAAAGGTTTCATTGAACCACATGCTCTTTTTAAAATTCCATTCAAAGCTTTTTTTGACAAGTTCCACGCTTTGTTGACAGGTTCTAGTACTACGAGGGCCAAACTCGAATATATCGCTATTGGCGGGGATTCCATCACGGACCCCCAAAATGTAAATTCTACGCCTTCGTTGGGCTGTTCCGCAGTACTGTGCATCGAGTGTCGTATAAGTCGCATCGTACCCGATGCTGGCAAGGTCGCTGAGTATTGTGTTAAGCCCTCTTCTAACGAGCATTTGGACATTTTCAATAACGCAATATTTGGGTTGAACATCTCCAACTGCTCTGAAGAACTCTTTCCATAAGAACGATCTTTTGCCATATATGCCCTCCTTTGATTGACTTGCTATAGATATATCTGTGCAGGGGAAGCCCCCAACAATTACATCAAACTGATCTTTTTCATATTTTACTTTTGTGACATCGCCATAATTAGGGATATCTGGAAAATTCTTGGCTAAAACTTTAGAAGGATACTTATCTAATTCTGCAAAAGCAGATATTTCAAAACCTTCTTTTTGAAAGCCTAAAGCAAAACCACCTATACCACTAAACATGTCATATACTTTTAACATCAAACCTCCTTGTAAGAAATATGTATGCGTTTTTCTTACA